GATTTTGGCCGACTGGCCTTTATGACATAACCAAGTTATAGCATCTAGGGTTTTGGATGTAAATAGGTCTAACCTATTGATTTTAAAGGATAATAACATATTTTATTTTTTGAATATGTTTAGGTTTCTCTGTTTGTTCTCATTATGTACTGTGTTAGTGATTCGTTCCTGATTCGTTCTACTACTATATAATATAGGTAGCTAGTTGAGAATGATTCGCAAGTAGACATGGACAAGTTATATTCAAATATTCATATGTGTGAATGTACATAACTTAATTGATTCTGCGAATCATTCGCAAGTTCACTGTTATGTTATACTATAACACCGCACACACAATAATACATTGTATAGAATATCCTTTACATTCAAGTATTTACATATTCGAATTTGTGAATATGAACTCTGATAGTTGTGCAGTTACAAATGTAATGTTATAACATAACAGGTGCATGGGGCATGGGGGGTATGTCCGTATGTATATATGGTCAATGACAGAGATGTGATTTTTTAGTTTGGACAAAATGTCGCACCTTTTACTAAAAACACCCTGTTAACCTTTATTTTGTGATCACAAATAGAAAAATACCACCTATTTAAAATAAATATAAAAAAGTAGTTGACTTCGGGGGCAACATACACTATAATTATACTTAATGTATTACTTAAAGTAACCTTAAGTTTATTAATTATTACTATTATTAATAGTTATTAAATACTTAAAGTAACTTTAAGTATACTTAAAGACAAAAATTATAACTTTTTTTGTCGTAGCACATAAAAAGTGTTGACTTTACCAAAAAATTTAGGTATAACTAGATGAAGAAACCAGCAATGTATTCTTCTGACAATGTCGTAGAGGAATTTTACAGGGCATTAGCTTCAGAAGATGAAGGTAAACTACGTAGAGTACACATTCCTAGATCCGATGTGTTCTACATCAGAGAAAAAATACGAAATGATACAGGTATAAAGTACTCTCTAGACAGGGTAGAGAGAGCTATGTACCTTGAAGGTCATTTAAAAGCACGAGATGTGTTAGATCCTAGAAGAAAACGAGATTGGGAAGATTAAATGGTAGTAGACTTTGACATTGATGGTGACGGAAAGATAACTACAGAAGAAGTAGCTATGAAAGAGCGTATGCTCGAAGTAGAATTACGAGAAGAAAAGGCAGAATCGCAGAAAAAGATGGCTTGGATAGCCATGGTGATGATGATTGGCTTTACAGTTGTTCTATTTACACCTTTAATGTCAGATACACGAGTAGCAGCCCTTGCAGATTTGCTTGGGTTGTTTTATATTGCACAAACTGGTATAGTGGCAGCATATATGGGAGCTACAGCTTACATGGCAGGTAAACCAATGGGCAATAGAGTAGCAATGCAGAAGGATATGAGATGAGTTTTAGATTAAGTCAGAGATCACTGGACAGATTAGAAGGTGTACACCCAGCTATGACTGGAGTTGTAGAAAGAGCTATACAACTTACAGACGTAGACTTTGGAGTTACACAGGGTATACGTACCTTTGAAGAACAGCAAGCTAATGTAGCTGCAGGAAGATCTCAGACTATGAAATCTAAACACCTACTACAGGATGATGGCTTTAGCCATGCAGTAGATGTAGTAGCTTATGTAGGATCAGACGTATCATGGGAGTTAAACCTGTACGATAACATCTGTGACGCATTTAAAAAGGCAGCAGAAGAAACTGGTGCAGCCGTAAAGTGGGGAGCTGCCTGGTCTGAGGGAGATATTAGGTCGTATCCTGGCACAGCAGAGGATGCTATGATGGCATACGTAGACTTACGTAGGTCACAGGGACGTAGACCATTTATTGATGCGCCCCATTTTGAGTTGATGTAGTGAAAGAGTTTATACTGGTTATAAGTATGTGGGGCAACACCGGTGAAGAGTGGGTCTATACAGGTAATCAGTATATTATGCAGGAGCTGTTCACTAAACAACAGTGTGAAGTAATTGCTCAGAATGCAAACTGGGAAAAGTATGAAGAGAATGAATACTTAGGTTTGCAGTTTGATTGTTTTAACAAAGCTGACAGAGAGTGGAAATAACAGTATGGAAAACTTAAAACTTCCAGTAGCTCTTGTAGCTGCAATGGCTATACAGTTAGCAGGTGGTGTTTGGTGGGTGTCTCAACAAGCAGCTACTATAACCTCTCTAGAAGAAACAGTATCTCAGCTAGGTTCTCGTATGGCTATTGAGGATAAAGTAAATCTTAAAAGAGATGCTAAACAAGCATTAGATGAGATAGAAGAACTTTGGGAAGAAACAGAATATCTTTGGGAAGAAGCTAATAGTATGGCTAAACATATGACATCTATTATAGAATTACAGCAACGTATTGCTATAATAGAAAATACCTTAAACTATGTGAGTCCTTAATGAGATGGTTAATACTCGTTCTATTTTTATCTGGTTGTGGTTTGAGTACTCTGCTACCGCTAGGCGGATCAGGCGGGCCTACAGTAAATTCTAACGCACAAATAGGTGCAGAGAATAGACAGGCAGTAATGAGTGTCGAGCAGACCGAAGAGGTTACTGCAGGTAGAGACGTTATACAAACTGAAGTAATAAAAGAAGTAGAGACAGGCAAAGTGGAAAACTTAGATATTATAAATACTAACATACCTCCTTGGGTAATGTTACTTCTAATACTTGGTTGGTTATTACCAACACCTACAGAAATAGCTAGAGGTTTTATGAATTTTGTGCTTACGTTATTTGGAAGAAAAGATAATCCAAAATATGAAAGATACAAAACATGAGAAACTATAAAAGAGAGTATGCAAATTATCAAGGTACGGCAACTCAAAAAAAGAATAGGGCTTCACGTAATGCAGCTCGCAATACATTAAAAAAAGCAGGAGTAGTAAAAAGGGGCGATGGAAAAGACGTAAACCATCGTAATGGTAATCCAAAAGATAATAGGATAAAGAACCTGTCAGTTACTACAAAACGTGCCAATAGATCTTTTCCTAGAAACAGCAGAGCAGGAAAAAGATAATGGCAGTACCAGCACGAGTTAAAACTAAAATGAAAGAGGTTGGACTCCGTGAAGTAAACAAACCTCAACGTCTTAATGATAGCAGTGGTAAGTCCCATCATGTTATGGCCTCGGAAGGTGGTAAGTATAAATACATCAAGTTTGGACAAAAGGGTGTAAAGACAAACCAGACTGTCGGGCAACGTGAAGCTTTTAAATCACGTCATGCAAAAAATATTAAAAAGGGTAAAATGTCTGCTGCATATTGGGCAGATAAGGTTAAGTGGAGTCCGTCAAAGACGAAGTCTCCCTCAAAAAAATGGAAAAAAGGATCATAAAATGAAGACAACTACAATGGTAATAGCCATTGCAGCAGCAATGGGTTTTCTTGCAATAGCAGCAACTAAAGCAGCATCTATGGATTTTTCTGTCGCAGGACAAACATTATCTATCGGTGCAGACTCTGACATGAACTATACCACTGGTGTAGAAGAATGGGAGTGGGAACTAACTCCATCAGCAGGAATAACTGCTATGGGTATTGGACTAAGTGTAGCTACTGATATTGATATGCTAGAGTTAGACGAAGGAGACATCTTTCAAGGTCTAGACTTTACTGCAAAGTATGAAATACCTAGCACTTACATTAATCTATATACTGAAATATCTACAGACTCTGATTTAGAGTTTGGTGATGTAACAGTGGGAGCTACGGTTAGTTTCTAATGTGGATAGCGTTTATGCTCCTTTGTAGTACACCTGCAGCACTGTCTTGCGAAGTTATGATAAAGACAGCAGCTACATTTCCTACAGAGGAAGCATGTGCTCAAGAAGCATTAATAGTAGCTAGATACTTTCAACAACAAGGATACTTAGCTATACCTGATTGTCAAGAAATTAAAATGGGAGTTTCATTATGAGAATAATTAAATGGTTTTGGAGATACTTTAAAAGAATAGGATGTGCAATTCTAAATAAAAATTGTGGACCTGAGTGCAACTGTAAGGCGTAGTAACATGGCTTTATCAAAACAAAATAAAACTAAAGTAAAAAAAGTAATTAAAGGTTTAAGTAAAGCCTCTAAAACTCATGCAGGTCAAGCAAAGACTTTAAAAAAAGCAGTAGGAATGTCTAAAGGTGGTAGTACAGTCAACAAAGCAGGTAATTATACTAAACCAACTATGCGTAAAAACTTATTCAACAGTATCAAAGCAGGTGGCAAAGGTGGCTCACCTGGACAATGGTCTGCGAGAAAAGCACAGATGCTGGCAAAACAATACAAAGCCAAGGGTGGGGGCTACAAATAATGAAAGCCCCTCAAAAGTCCCTAAAAAAATGGACAAAACAAAAGTGGCGCACAAAGAGTGGCAAGCCTAGCGCTAAGACTGGTGAGCGTTATCTACCTACTGCGGCTATTAAGTCTCTTAGCAGCGCTGAGTATGCCGCTACAACCAGAGCTAAACGAAAAGGCAAGGCGGCAGGTAAGCAGCATGTGGCTCAACCTAAAAAGATTGCAAAGAAAACCAGAGCCTTTAGAAAGTAACTATGGCAAAGAAAAGAGATCCTAAAGTAGGAACAGGTAAAAAACCTAAAGGGTCTGGACGTAGACTGTATACGGATGAGAATCCAAAAGATACGGTATCAATTAAGTTCGCTACTATGGCTGATGCAAAAGCTACAGTGGCTAAAGTAAAAAAATTAAAGAAGCCTTACGCAAGAAAGATTCAAATCTTGACAGTTGCCGAACAACGTGCTAAAGTTATGGGAAAGACAGCAATAGCAAATGTCTTTAAACAAGCTAAAGCAGAGTTGAGAAGGAAACACAAGAAAGATGCCGTATCTACAAAGTAGCATACCGTACTTCAAAGCATGGGTACGTAGAGAATACACAAAAAATTTGGAAGAGTATCATGGCGAGTTCTTACATTGCATGGTCATTGGTGTTACTACTATGCCAAACAGGACTCTCAGCTTTCAAGTTATTTTTACAGGCTGCGAGTCTGATCATGATGATAGCCCCAATATACATGGTGGTGCGATGTGGGCTAGATTACCTCTTGTAGCACTCGTGGCAGATACCCCCCTAGAAGAATGGCCTACAGAGTTACCACCATACTTAGCACAACCCTGGGATTGTATGTCGCATACACACTCAGTATATAAGTTAGAAAGAGCTACACCTGCTCCTTGGATAGCCAAAGTAGATGGTGAGTTCTATCCTGCAAAGTACTACTTTACAGTAGACTACACTGACAACGAAGTAGCAGACGATCCTGCTCAACACAAGCAGTCACACGTTCTGGAGTTGTTAGATGCAGGAGAATACACAGGTAACATTGTTGCGTTGCCCAATAACAGAGTGAGAGTAACTCACCCAGCTTGGTTTGAAACAGGAGAAGGTGCTCCAGACTTTAGACCTAACCAACATATTTATAACTCGAAAGAAAACGTAGACTATGTATGGGATACGCAACGAGTGTTTAACAATCTATATAGTGAGGAAGAATCATGATGAAGAAAAAAGGTATGGCTAAGGGTGGCATGAAGAAAAAAGGCTACGCTAAGGGCGGTATGAAGAAAAAAGGCTACGCAGCAGGTGGAGCAGCAAAACCAGATTTTCTAGATATTGATGGAGACGGTAATAAAACTGAATCTATGAAAGCTGCATCAGCTGATAGAAAAGGTATGAAAAAAGGCGGCATGGCTAAAAAAGGTATGGCTGCAGGCGGTGCTAATATGAAAAAGAAAGGCATGGCTAAAGGTGGCATGAAGAAAAAAGCTTACACCAAAGGTGGTAAGGTTGCTATGTATAACGTAGGTGGAATGGTTAAATCTTCTGGTACTATGAATACTGGTATTAAAAAAGCTCCTAATACTTATAAATAAAGGGTAATAGTAATGGCAGGTAAATATGATAGCATGACTTTTGCAAAAGCTTTTGCCGCTGCACGTAAAGCACAAGGTGCAGGTAAAGTTTTTACTTGGAAAGGTAAAAGATATACTACTAATCTAAAAGAAGAAGAAAAAAAACTTAAAGCAAGTAAAGGAACTAAACGAAAGTCAGGAGCAGTTACAAAATCTCTTAGGCCTAAAAAACGTATCTCAAGTAAAAAGCCTGTTAAACGTCCCTCTTCTGTTAAGAGAGTTACTAAAGCTCCAGATAAATCTACACCTTCTACCAGAGTTAGAAAAACAACTACCGTTAGAAAAACAACTACGAAAGATCTAAATAAGATTGCAAATATAGCTAGTAAAGCAATTGATAATGATCCTGGTGTAATGACCCAAGCAGAAAAACTAGAAAGAAGATTAGCTAACCTTGAGAACAAAGCAGCAAAAGCTAAACTAGGTGGTGGCACAGTACCAAACAGTATTAAAACAGAAATGAGAAGTCTGCAAAGATCTCTTGCTAAATTAACTCCTAGACTATCTGATGATATTAAAGTAGGACTATTAAGTGGTATAGATAGTATAAAGGTTTTAATTGCTCCTGGTAGATTATTTCCTAAAAAGAAACCAAAAAAGAAAGGTAAAAAATGAAAATAGAAGGCGACAAAGTAATAGATCAATACGGTGCTGTTTTAGCAGAGTATGTTCACGGAGAATGGCACTCTAAAGATCCTGCTGTATTAGAGTTTGTAAATAGTGAGAATACAAAGCCTAAACCAGAAACTAAAAAAGTTCGTGCTAGAAATGAAGATGGAACATTAAAAGGTGATGATCCATCTACTCCTGATGTAAATGAAGCTTGGACTACTAAGGTAGTTAAAAAGGCTACAGGAAAGTCATAACGGGTTTGCATTTTTATCTGTAGTAACTCACTGTAAAATATAGTATAACTACTCCTGCCAGTTAGGGCTAACATAGGAGTAGAAAATGATTAAACGTTTATTTAATAGGATAATAGAAGCAAGAGCAGAATCAGCTAGACGTAAGATTGCAAGAATACAACTTTACAAAATGACTGAGAGGGAGCTACGAGACTTAGGAATAGGTAGATGTGATATAGAAAGGGTTATACTAACAGGTAAAGCCCTTTGAAGAGCACAATAACCTCTTTAATGATTCTAGGAGTACTTTGGGAGGAGGCTCGTGGACCCAGTTACAATAATCGGTGGAGCTACCGTAGCGTTCAATGCTTTGAAGAAAGGTTTCCAGTTCGGAAAAGATCTTCAAGAAATGGGTGGTCAACTAAATCAGTGGGCTAGTAGCATGAGCGATTTAGCCTACTTAGAGCAGAAAAACAAGAACCCTCCTTGGTGGAAAGCCATGGGAGGTTCTGTTGAAGCAGAAGCCTTAGAGATATTTACTGCTAAAAAGAAAGCAGAAGCTATGAGGCAAGAGTTAAAAGACTGGATTAGTTTTACCTACGGCCCTTCTGTTTGGGATGAACTGGTAGCTACTGAAGGTAGAATACGTAAACAAAAGAAAGAACAAGAGTATCGTAAAGCAGAAATGATTGAAGCAATAATTACTTGGAGTATATCAGGTGTTATGCTTATAGTAGGTGCAGGTACTTTAGGTTTTATAATTTACATGGTGGCATAATGGCAAGAAACTTAACAGAAAAACAACAGAAGTTTTTAGACGTACTGTTTGAAGAGGCAGGGGGTAACTTAGTTACAGCTAAAAAACTTGCAGGTTATGCAGATGGAGTATCATCTAAACAAGTTGCAGAGTCTTTAGCAGAAGAAGTTGCAGATCTTACAAAGAAGTTTATTTCTTCGTCAGCTACAAAAGCTGCGTACTCAATGTTTGAGATAATGAACAGTCCTACAGATTTAGGTAATAAAGAAAAGATGGCAGCAGCAAAAGATGTTTTAGACCGCAGTGGTTTTATTAAGACAGAAAAAGTAGAAGTATCTGCAGCTAATCCATTATTTATTTTACCACAGAAAGCTGATGAAAACGAATAAAACTTGGAAGCTACCTAAACCTTTAGAGGTAGACGGTGAATATGAATGGCAACCAGTTGTAAGGGTTGGAACTCATGTACCATTTGGCTATAGACAAGACCCTAATGATTGTGATATACTACTACCAATTCCAGAAGAACTAGAGTTATTTGAAAAAGCTAAAAAGTTTTTAAAGCAGTATAGTTACAGAGAAGTTGCAGCTTGGCTCAGTACTCAATCAGAACGATATATTTCCCACGTAGGTTTATACAAGAGAGTTAAAATTGAGCAACAACGTAAGAACGAAGCTTCAACTCAACGCTACCTTGCCAAAAGGTACAAAGAAGCGTTACAAAAAGCGGAAAAGCTCGAAACCCAAAGACTTGGTTATAGAGAAAGAGTTAGCTCCAGCCCAACCGAAGCCTGAAGATATAGACTTTGAAAAAGCTAGAGAGATAATTTTTGAACCTAATGTTGGACCTCAAACTGATTTTTTAGCAGCAACAGAACAAGAAGTTTTATACGGAGGAGCAGCAGGTGGTGGCAAGTCTTATGCAATGGTTGCAGACCCAGTGCGTTACTTGGGGAATACAAATGCACGAATGCTACTTGTTCGTAGGTCTACAGAAGAGCTTAGAGAACTTATATCAGTAAGCAAACAACTTTATCCAAAAGCTATTCCTGGGATAAAGTTTATGGAGAGAGATAAAACTTGGGTAGCTCCATCAGGTGCTACATTGTGGATGTCATACCTTGATAGAGAGGATGACGTTATGAGATACCAAGGTCAAGCCTTTAACTGGATTGGCTTTGACGAACTTACACAATGGCCTTCACCTTATGCATGGAACTATATGAGATCACGTCTCCGTACAACAAGGGCTTCGGGTTTGCCACTGTATATGAGAGCGACTAGCAATCCTGGTGGTCCAGGACATCAATGGGTAAAAAGAACATTTATTGATCCACAAAGACCTAATAAATCGTTTGATGCTACTGATGAAAATGGAGAAGTGATAGCGTGGCCTAAAGGTCATAGTCGAGAGGGTGAGCCTCTGTTCAAACGAAAGTTTATCCCTGCCACCCTCTTCGACAATCCGTACTTGGCAGATGATGGTTTATACGAAGCTAATCTTCTTTCGTTACCTGAGCACCAACGCAGACAATTACTTGAAGGTGATTGGGATATAAATGAGGGTGCAGCCTTCCCTGAATTTAATAGGAAAGTGCATGTAGTAGATCCTTACGACATACCCTCTAGTTGGATTAAGTTTAGAGCTTGCGACTATGGTTACGGTTCTCATACTGGTGTCCTTTGGTTTACTATGGTTCCTGGTTCTGAGCAACTTGTAGTATATAGGGAACTGTACGTATCAAAGGTCACAGCTACTGACCTAGCTGATATGATACTAGAAATAGAAAATGAGTCAGGTGAAAACATTCGTTATGGTGTGCTTGACTCATCACTTTGGCACAAACGTGGTGATACAGGTCCAAGTTTAGCTGAACAGATGATTATGAAAGGTTGTAGATGGAGACCTTCAGATAGATCAAAAGGTTCTCGTGTTGCAGGTAAAAACGAAGTTCACAGAAGACTGCAAGTAGATGAGTTTACAGAAGAGCCTAGATTAGTATTTTTTAGTAGTTGTACGAATACTATATCTCAAATACCAGGTTTACCTCTTGATAAAAATAATCCAGAAGATGTAAACACACACGCAGAAGATCACTTGTATGACGCACTAAGATATGGTATAATGACTAGACCACGTAGTAACATATTTGACTTTGATCCTGCAGCACAACGCACAGGTTTTCAAGCATCAGATCCCACATTTGGATACTAAGGAAATAAAATGGCAGAAGAAGATTTTGAAGAAATGATCATGGACATGGAAGAAACCTCTGCAATAGAGGATATTCCCGAAGAAGATTATTCAGATCCACTTACAGGTCACATTGTTCAGTTTGTTAAAGATAAATATACTAAGTCTGAAACAGCTAGACAATTAGATGAAGAACGTTGGATTCAAGCTTATAGAAACTACCGTGGTATATACGGACCTAATGTACAATTTACTTCATCAGAAAAATCCCGTGTATTTGTAAAAGTAACTAAAACAAAAGTTCTTGCAGCTTATGGTCAAATAGCAGAAGTATTGTTTGGTGGTAATAGATTTCCAATTAGTATTGATCCTACAACTTTACCAGATGGTATAGAGGATACTGTTAGTTATGAAACTAATCCTGAGATAAGAAAAGCTGTTAGTCCAGAGTTGGCTGAGTTACTTCCAGGAGAAACGTTACCAGAGTTTAGAGAGAGACTAGGTGCTTTATCTGGAGTACTAGAACCTATTATTGATGATGTAAAATCAGGCTCAGGTAAAACTCCATCAGCTGTGCAGTTTCATCCTGCAGAAGTTGCAGCTAAAAAGATGGAAAAGAAAATACATGACCAGTTAGAAGAATCTCATGCAAAGAAACATCTACGTGCTGCTGCATTTGAGACAGCACTCTTTGGCACAGGAATTATGAAAGGTCCGTTTGCTGTAGATAAAGAGTATCCAAACTGGGATGACGAGGGTAATTACTCTCCGATGTTTAAAACAATTCCTCAAACTACATCTGTATCTATTTGGAACTTTTATCCAGACCCTGACGCAGCTACAATGGAAGAAGCAGAGTACATTATAGAAAGACACAAGATGTCACGTTCTCAGATGCGAGGTTTAAAAAATCGTCCATACTTCCGTGCAAACGCAGTGGACAATGCTTTACAGCTTGGCGAAAGCTATCGTAAAGAGTGGTGGGAACACATTATGGAAGACAACTCAGAAGAAGATAGGGCTGCACGTTTTGAGGTTCTAGAGTTCTGGGGTTTTGTAGATAAAGATATAATAAAAGATCAGGGAGTTGATATCCCTAAAGATTTAGAAGATGCAGATCAATTAAGTGTAAATATCTGGGTTTGTAACGGACAAGTATTAAGACTTGTAATGAATCCGTTTACTCCAGCTTATATCCCTTACTTTGTTGCACCTTATGAAATGAACCCGTACAGCATTTTTGGCATAGGTATTGCTGAAAATATGGACGATACACAAACACTTATGAATGGCTTTATGCGAATGGCAGTAGATAACGCAGCATTGTCTGGTAATCTACTGATAGAGGTAGACGAGACTAATCTCGTCCCAGGGCAAGACCTCTCCGTGTATCCAGGAAAAGTGTTTAGGAGACAGGGAGGGGCGCCTGGTCAAGCTATCTTTGGAACAAAGTTCCCGAATGTATCTAACGAAAACATGCAGATGTTTGATAAAGCTAGGGTTCTGGCTGATGAAAGCACTGGCTTTCCTTCTTTTGCGCATGGTCAAACTGGCGTTTCGGGTGTGGGTAGAACGGCATCTGGTATTAGCATGCTTATGTCTGCTGCTAATGGTTCTATCCGCAACGTAGTTAAAAACATAGATGACTATCTATTAGCACCACTAGGTAAAGCCTTCTTTGGTTTTAACATGCAGTTTGATTTTGATAAAGAAATTAAAGGTGACTTGGAGATAAAAGCTCGTGGTACAGAAAGTCTTATGGCTAACGAAGTACGTAGTCAACGCCTCATGCAATTTATGCAAGTGGTATCAAACCCTGCGCTTGCTCCATTTGCACGTATGGATTACATTGTACGTGAAATTGCTAAGTCGATGGATCTTGATCCAGATAAGGTTGGCAACAATATGGCGCAAGCTGCGGTCCAAGCTGAGATACTAAGGCAGTTTAAAGAAACTAATCCACCACCTGCACAACCAGGAGTTAAACCACCAGAAAGCCCACAGGGCGCTCCTGCGGGGGCACAAGTGCAGGATACCCAAGGTAGTGGGGGTGGTACTATAGGAACAGGTACAGTGCCTCAGCCAGGAGAACAGGGCTTCTCAGGTAATGTTAGCCCACAACAGGTGCAATGAAACTAGTCGTGAACAATACTTTAAAACCTTTCGTAAACAATCCAGAATTGTATAATCCATTTCTAGAAGAAATAACTGATAAAATAGTAAAGGCTCATAAACGTCTTGAACAGATTAGTGAGATAGAAGAGCTTTATCGTACTCAAGGAGAGATACGCACACTCAGAGCAATGTTAAGACTTAGGGAAGATATCAATGGAAGTTAAGCCTAAACCAAGACCAAGAACTAAAACAGATGAAAAAACATTACGTGGAAGATCTGTTTGGATTGACGAAACTGGAGAAATAACTGGTAAAAAGGGGGCTAGATATTCTGAAGTAAGCACCACAATACCTTTTGGAACTGGTTTTATTACTGCCCCTACCATTGATAAAAATGGTGATAGGCTTAGTGATGATGAAGTAAAACAAAGATTAAAAGATAATCAAGGTAGAGACTTTATTACAGGTGAAAAACTACCTGTATTTTCTAGTCAAGAAAAAGCCGTGGAGTATGCTAGGTGGAGATCTAGCACTATGTTTGACGAAAAGGCCATTAAAGAAGGTTTTCCAGAAGAAACTTTTCCTGGTTTACCAGAAGATAAAAAAGAGGTAAAAGAAAAAGAAAGTCTTTTAGAAAAAGGTAAAGATTTTTTAGATTATTTAGTAAGTCCTAGTAGACACGGTGTATTTAAAGAAGCTCAATATAATAAAGGTGGAGCACTAATGGAAGAACAAATGCAGATGGCTTTTATGAATGAAGGCGGATTAAAAGATGATGGTATGGATAAAGATCCAGTATCAGGTAATGAAGTTCCATCAGGCTCTATGTCAGAAGAAGTAAGAGATAACATACCTGCACAATTATCTGAAGGTGAGTATGTAGTTCCTGCTGATGTTGTTCGTTATTACGGTGTAAAGTTTTTTGAAGATCTAAGAGATAGAGCTAAGATGGGTTTAGCTGAAATGGAAGCTAATGGTCGTATAGGTGGTGAGCCTGTACCTGCAGGTGGTCCTGTAAATAATGAAGAGTTATCTCCACAAGAGATGCAAGCCATACAAGAAATGATGGGTATGGCAGAGGGTGGTGATATACAAAACCCTTATATGCAGCAACAGTTATTATATAGTCAACCTAGACCTGCTCCTATAGATGATCAAAAAGATACAGTCGTAGATATTACTAATCCTGTACAAAATCAAATGACAGTTCAAAATATGGCTATGGGTGGTGAAGTAAAAGGTTATGCACCTGGCGGACTTGAGCAAAGTTTTCTTAACACAGGTCAATCAGCAGTAAACAGAGGCTTTGTAGGATTTCCACTAGGTGCTACAATCTTTCCATCAGAAAAAACTGGTCAGACAGTATTAGGTTCAACTGGAACTCAAGTAGCTACAACTGGAGCTATTGATACAGCAATTAAAAATACAGGAACTACAGGTGCAGATACTTCATTATTAACTACTGTAACTCTTTATGGACCTAATGGTGAAATAGTTACTTTAACTTTACCGACAGATATAGATAGATATAATCTATTATTATCTCAAGGTTATACAACTGAAATGCCTGTAGCAGGTGAGCCAGTTGTAAAAGGCGGTGGTGGAGATGATGACAAAGTGACAACAGATCCAAATTCTTGGATGGATAAGTTTAGTTATGATGACTTCGGTAAACTAGGTAATGAAACATCTGACATGCTTAAAAAGGCTCCTGTTGGAGGCGCAATAGGTGCATTTATAAATGGTTCAACAGCCGCCCAAGCTGCTGCTAATATTATTATTATGGAAGCTAATGGACAAAATGTTGATTCTCTGAAAGCAGATTGGAAAAAGTTTGTCGAGAGTGATTTAATTCTTAGAAACTTACCAGAAGGACTTATTAATGGTAGTGAATTTTCTAAAGATATTGTTTTAAATAACCCTGGTATGGATATAGGATTATTTAAAGATTCTAAAGATATATTTGGAAATGATATATTTAAAAATGATAATGATTTTAATAACTTTATGCAAGAAACTGCACCTCCAGGAATGACATATGATCCTAGCATAACATCTACAACAACAAATAATGCAGGTGAAACTGTAACAGTTCAGGGTGGTTATACTAGAGAGGGATCTGCAACACCTACATCCTCGCCTATACCTCCTGCAAGACCTCCAAATATATCAGGTGGTAGTGGTACTGGAAGCAGTGGTGGTACTCCAAGCGGTGTAAGTGGAGATGATCCTTATGATGATGATACACCTTCATACCCCAATACACCCCCACCTGGAACTAGCAGTACATCCAGTGGTTCAGGAATGACTTTTGGTAATACTCCTGTATCCTCTAATACTTCAAATAATTATTCATCAGGTTCAAGTCAAGCAAATCTTGATAAATATACTGCAGATAAGATAGCAAGCGGTAATTTTTCAGGGGGTTTTGAGAAAGGTGGCTTAATGGCTGTACCAAAAAAGAAGAAGAAACGTCAACCTAAAAAAGGTGGACTTGCAGGTAAAAAATAATAAGGCTACTCAGCTTCGGCTGACCCCAACATAAAAAGGAGAAAAATATGCCTGAATTAACAGCAGTAGAAAAACCAAAAACAGCAGGGTTTGTTGATAGAGGTTACAACTACGAAAAAAAGCGTAAGCGAATGGAAGCTGAAGAAGAGGAGATTCGTAAACTTGAAGCTGAAGCACGTGGAGAAACAACAACCAACGAAGAACAGCAACCAGAAGAAGAAACTCCCGAAGAGAAAAAGGCCGATACAGAAGTTAAAGAAGAAACGCTATCTGCTGAAGAAAAATCGTTTAAGAAACGTTATGGTGATTTAAGAAGGCATATGCAAGAAAAAGAAAAGGAATGGGACGAAAAGTTTCAAGCCTTTGAAGCACGATTAGAAAAAGAATCTATTGTGCCACCTAAGTCTGATGAAGATATAGAAGAGTGGTCTAAAGAGTATCCAGACATAGCAGGTGTTGTAGAAACTATTGCTGCTAAAAAAGCTCAAGAAATGTTTAACAAAGCAGATGCTAAACTAAAAGAGTTAGATAAAGTTCAGACAGAAGCTGAAAGAGTAAAGGCAGAAAATACAATACGTAAGTCTCATGAAGACTTTGATGATCTACGTGCATCAGATGAGTTTCATACTTGGGTTGATGAACAACCTAAATGGGTACAAGATGCACTATACGAAAACTCAGATGATCCTGCTTCTGTGGTTCGTGTTATAGATCTTTATAAAGTAGATAAAGGTCTTACAAAAACTGCAAAGAAAGCAAAAGCTAAAGATGCAGCTTCTACTGTAACTAAACGTAGTAAAACAGAAATAGATGTAGAAGATGCAAATGACGTAATTCGTGAGTCAGAGGTTGCTAAAATGTCCGACAAGGAGTTTGAAGCAAATTCTGATGATATTAACAAAGCTATCCGTTCGGGTAAGTTTGTTTACGATGTATCTGGTAAAGCCAGATAACTGTTGACAAATAAAAATTCAGCAGTATAACTATGGGTATGTTGACAAAAGCCTCTTTTTGACTACCTTTTGTCACACCCAAATCTACAAAAAAGTCTAAACTAAGAAGAACTACCTGGACAAGTATAGGCCCAGTGGTATTCGGTAGCGCAACCTAATACTAACTGCACCCTAGAAAACGTACAGCCCCTTTTAGATGTTTAAGCTTAATTCAAGCCAAATATCAGGAGGATTTAATTATGGCTTTTACAACCGCATCGGGTTACGGTAATTTACCTAATGGTAATTTTAGTCCCGTAATCTATTCCAAGAAGGTACAGCTTGCTTTTCGTAAAGCTGCTACCGTAGGGGATATCACCAATTCAGATTACTTTGGTGAAATTGCCTCACAAGGCGACACAGTTCGCATAATCAAAGAACCTGAAATCTCAGTTCAGTCTTATGCACGTGGCACAACAGTCACAGCACAAGATCTTGACGATGAAGATTTTAATCTAGTAGTGGATAAAGCTAACTACTTTGCGTTCAAAATGGACGATATCGAAGAAGCTCATTCACACGTAAACTTCATGGATCTTGCAACAGATCGTGCAGCTTACAGACTAGCTGATCAATATGACCAAGAAGTTCTTGGTTATTTGTCAGGTTTTAAGCAAACTTCTCTACATGCACAAGCAGACACAGTTAATGACAGTGTAAACGGTTCAAAAGCTGTGACTACCGCAGGTTCAGACGAATTGCTTACAAGCATGAAACTCCGTAAGGA